CGGCGTCCCACCCCGCAAAAACCACCGGGCCGACCGCCTCCGCGCACACCATCGCCGCGGTAAACGGTCCCTTGCCCCACTTCTGGGGCCGGACCACCAGGCTTCGGCGGTACGCCCACGCCGACTTGTACTTCTCCGGCGTCGCGTTCGGCTTGAGCCGGTAGTGCTCGAGCAGGATCTGCCACATCTCGTCGGTCAGCAGGTACGGCTCGCCGACGTGATCGCCGTCGGGGATGACGCAGTGCTCTTCGATCCACTGGCCGACCTGCCACCCGAGCGTCGGGTAGGGCCAGCCGGAGGCTTCCGGGCCACACCAGGGCACAGCCCATCACCTCCCGGTCCGGTCAGGCTTTGAGCCTCTTCCGGATCTCGTCGATTCGCGTCACCGTCCCCTCGCCGTCCGGCCCGTCGTCGGGTTGGACGGTGGTGCCCTCGATTTCCCACTGCAGCTGCATGATCGCCCTTGGCGTGAGGCCGAGGCGGTCTTCCAGGTTGGTAAGGACATTCCAGAACCCAGCCACCTTCGATTCCTGGTAGCCGGGGTCGGTGATCCTTTCGCGAAGAAGGAGGTAGCGGGCGACGATTTCATCGGCGCCCATCTTCTCCCACATGACGGCCTGCGGTAACGCCCAGATGTCAGCCCAGCCTTCGGCGGGAATACCGCCGAGGGGCCACTCCGGGGCGGGCCCTGGGCGGCCGGCGGCGGGCAAAAGCGTCGTGTTGGCTCTCGGCGCGTTTCTCCGGCGGCGTTCGCCGTTGGGTTTCGGCGGCGGTCCGGGCATGGGCCTCACCTCCATGAGCTAGATCACAAACGTCATTTGCTGGAACCCGTACAGAAGGCGAGACACCTCCCCCGCGGCCCAGCCTGGGCGGGGCGGGGCGGGGGACTCCCCCAGGGCGGGCTGCACACACGCTACATTAGGCACCCCTAACCTAGGGCCGCACGGGCGCTACCCGGTTGGGCTTCACTCCCGATACTTCATGCCGGTCACCTGACCATGCCGCGAATTGCACGACCGGCACAGCACCGACAACCGCTGCCCCACCGAACCATCATCACCAAGCGCATGACCATGCTCCGCCGTCAGCCCACCGGGCCGCACCGCATGCGCAGGCCGCCCATAACCCGGGCACCACCAACCGTGGCGCCGCACCCACTCGGACACCGCGCGACTCCTGCGCTGCCGCTCCCCGTGGGACCGGCCCGCAAGCTTCGTCGGCACGGTGGTCTTCTGCCGGCGGTCGTACTCGCGGGCATGGCCGGCGCACCGGCCGACACGGACCACCATCTCGGGGCACCCATGCACGGTGCACACCTGCGGTGCTCTGCCCATGGGCCACCTCCGGGATATCGAATTGCGGGATGCGCGCGGTAGGCGACGGCGCTGGTCGTCTGGTTGTTGTGGCGCGTGCCGCACGCGCGCATCCCTCGTGCCGTCGTCCCACCATGACGTGGGCGCCAGCCTGGTGCTGGTCGACGGCGGCGTCGTGGTGCGGGTTGCCGCAGGCCCCGAGGTTCCTCGCCCCACCTCGGGGCCTGCTCGACCACCATGACGCGCGCATGAGAAAACCCCCGCAGGACCATGGGTCCCCGGGGGTCAATTCGTGCGCTGTGCGCAGCTTACCATACGCACCCTTCGGCGCAGGTCACTCTTCTTCGGCCATGTCGTCGTCCGACCGCTCAGCGACTGCAGTTAGCGAAAGATCGACCAGGGCGCCGAGCAGGATAGCCCCTGTCGAGACTTGTGGACCCAGCGCAGGAAACGTCTCCGCTGCTGCAAAATAGGCTGCGCCCGTCGCCACTGCCCCCAGAACCCTTAAGACTTTCTTGTCCGCCATGAGCGTCGACATGCTCTGATCAGTCGCCCACGAGAGCATACTCAGGTAGGTCAGTACCGCACCGAAGATTCGGGACATCAGATCCCTCATCTGGGGATCATTAAGCACTTCTTCGATCTCATCGGATACGTCCTCATCGACTTCGCTGTCGGCACCGGACTGCTCCTGCAGTTCCGCAATCCGGGCGATAGCCCTCGCATTTCGCGCCACGGATCCCGCGACATCGAAGGATTCGAACAATGCTTGCATCGATTCGGAAGTCAGCGAACCGAATTGGGTAATCGTGCCGTCCATGATCTCCCGGTACGCCTCGATTGCGGGGACTTCGAACGCCGTCCGCATCGCTTCGTTGATTCCCGGGATTGATCGGGCGGCTTCCTGGCCGACGGCACCCACGTTCACGAGACTCCGGAGGAGTCGTTCGTTCTCCTTGTTCGCGTCATTCACCATCCGCGACAGCGCCGATGCGGAAGACAGCGTGGGGCCGTACTCGCGGGCGATCACGTCGGCGATATTGGTCACGCCCCGCATGCTCTTGACCGACGAAGCCACAATGCTTTCTGCATCCGCTGTGATCGATTCCCACTGCACCGCCCGCATACTCTTGGCTAGGTCAGCGTTGACCGTGGTCTGCATTGCCCGGACGAACTCTCCCACACTTCCCGAAGTGATCCTCAAATTTGCTGCACTGAATGCGTCGTATGGCGAACGGCCTGATGATCGTTGATTCTTCTCCATGCCCCGATTGTCCCACGGGTTCCGGATCGCGAACCGCAGAGAATGCGCTGTCCCGGCCCTCACGGTCGCCGTTCTCGCAGGTCACCGAGCCTGTAGACCGTTCTTCCACAGGTGTCCTTGAAACTTTCCACAGAGCGCTCGCTCCCCCACCTGTGGATAGTTCCGACGGGTATTCCCAGAATTTTCGCACCGTCAGCTGCGGAAACGCGCCGTTCAAGCAGATCTGTGGATAACGGCGTCGGTGTAGGTTCGACAGCGTTTCCCAGGTTCTCCTTGAGCTGCTCGATGTCATGCAGGAACTCGGCCGCCCACTCGCGGTCGGCGATGTAGTTCCGCTGCTCATAGAGCCGGTTCGCCTTGGCGTGCGCGGTGGCGTCACGGGTCGCGGCCCAGTCTCCCGGGCGCTTCTCCGCGTCGGGCAGTGGTGCGGTGATGAAGTCCTCCGCGATGCGCCGCAGGTACCAGCCCAACAGCCGGCTGGTTTCGTCGAGGAGGCTGACGATCTGGATGTTGACGGGGTCGCGGGGACCGTAGGTGGGCCGGTGCCACACGCCGTCATCACCGACGTTGGGCCGTTTCGGTTCGGTGTCGGCGTGGAGTTGCCGGGCGCACCGGGCGATGGTCAACAGGTCGCGGGCCAGGGTTTCAAGCTGGTCATCAGTCAAGGGCATCATCGTCTCCTTCGATTTCGGGCGGGTCACACAGGGGCCGGGACCACCGGCAGCAGTTCTCCGCGCACCGGCCATACGTCACCCGCAGGTACGGGTAGTGGGGTTCGTCGTCATCAGGCGACCAGCTCACTGGTTCCCTCCTTGTCTCGGATGTTCGCGGATACCGCGTCGACCAGGGCCGACTGCGTCACGTCCTTCTCCCCCAGCGCCCGCACCACCTGCTCGTCGATCGTGTCGGCACACACCAGGTGGATCACGCTCACCGGCTCCGCCTGCCCCTGCCGGAACAGGCGGGCGTTGGTCTGCTCGTAGAGCTCCAGCGACCACGGCAGCGTCGCCCACACGAGGATGTGTCCACCGGACTGGAGGTTCAGGCCGTGGCCGGCGCTGGCGGGGTGGATAAACCCGACCGGGATCCGGCCGGCGCACCAGTCGGCCATGTCGGCGGCGGTGGACAGCTCGCGGCCGTCGGGGAATCGGGCACGCAGGCGGTCGAGCTCGTGCTTGAACCAGTAGGCCACCAGCACCGTGTTGCCCGCCGCGGCTTCGACGATGTCGGCCAGCGCGTCGATCTTGCGGGAGTGGACGTCGAGCACCTGTCCGTCGTCGGCGTAGATCGCCCCGGACGCCAACTGCTGCAGCTTGCCGGACAGCACCGCGGCACTGCCCGCGTCGATGGTCTCGCCTGCGATGGTGGTGACGAGGTCGTCGCGCAGCCGCCGGTAGCCGGCGCGCCCCTTCTCGCCGAGGTGGACGGTCTGCGTCGTGATGGTCAGCGGCGGCAGGGTGAGGTAGTCGGTGGTGCGCATCGACACGGTGACGTCGCGGATGGCGGAGTAGATCTCCACGTCGGCGCCGGGGCGCAGCCGCCAGGTGTAGACCTGCGGCCCGTTGCGCTTGTCCGGCAGGAAGTAGTGGGCGCGGAAGTGGGAGATGTACTTCCCGAGGCGTCGGCCGCCGTCGAGGATCCTAAACGGCGCCCACAAGTCCAGCAGGCTATTCGGTGCCGGGGTGCCGGTCAGCCCGACGATGCGGGTGATCTGCGGGCGGACCTTCTTCAGCGCCCGGAACCGTTTCGACTGGTGCGACTTGAACGACGACAACTCGTCGATGACGACCATGTCGAAGGGCCAGTCGCGGCCGACTTGCTCGACGAGCCAGGGGAGGTTTTCGCGGTTGATGACGTAGACGTCGGCGTCGGCGCGCAGGGCCTCGATGCGGGTGGCGGCGGGGCCGACCATCACCGACATGCGCAGGCCGTTCAGGTGATCCCATTTGGCGAGTTCTGCCGGCCAGGTGTCGCGGGCCACGCGCAGCGGGGCGATGATCAGTGCCCGGCGGACGGCGAAGCGGTCGCGGATCAAATTGTTGATCGCGGTCAGGGTGATGATCGTCTTGCCCAATCCCATCCCCAAAAGGATGGCGGCGACGGGGTGGGACTCGATGTAGTCGATGGTGTGGGCTTGGTAGTCATGCGGTTCGAATCGCATGGATCACCTCGTGGATCTGTGATGGGTGGTCGATGACGTGGACGTGGCAGCCCAGTGCGCGGAGTTGGTGGTGGCGTCGGAGCTGGATGGGGCGGGGATTTTCGCCGGGGGCTTTGAGTTCGACGTAGGCGGTGGGCCGCCCGGGGAGGATGACCAAGCGGTCGGGCATGCCTGCCATGCCGGGTGAGGTGAATTTGGGGGCGATGCCGCCCGCCTGTTTCACCGCTTTTACGAACAGTTTTTCGACGTGTGATTCGCGCAATTTCAGGGCCTCCTGGACGGCTCTCGCGGGACAGTCGAACGATTTGCCCATATAGGTCGGCCGGTTTAAGGCCCACCTGGGGAAACGCATTCAGCGGTGCCCTTAAAACCGGTTTTCTAGTCTTTTGCTTATTCAGTTGTCCCAGTTGTCCAGAAAGGGTCGGCAAGTAGATACGACCTGGGGTTTCCTAGTCCGGACAACCTCCGGGACAGGCGGGGGACAACACAACTTGTCCGCGACGGCCCCGATGGGCCGGACAACTTGTCCGGCCAGTTGGCCCGCCCGGGCGACGACCCTTGGCGCGCACTAGAACGGGGTGTCGAAGATGACCCGCTCGTAGAGCCGCTGTCGGCCGTAGATCGGGATGCGTTCCCGCTCCCCTGACTTCCGCTCCCAGCCGGGGAGTTTCTGCATGATCGCGGCGATCGCGTAGGCGTCGCGGTGCTGCATCGCGGCGGGGTCCATGCCGAAGCACTCTGCCCAGATTTCCGCGTTGCAGACGGTCCGTCGCATCCCACCGTCGGTGGGTGCCGGTGCTCCGAATTCGCCGATGTCGCCGCCGCCGAGGAACGTCCGCCGCTGGTGCAGGCTCAGTTCGTCCCACCCATCGGGCAACGGCGTGTCGAGGTAGGTTTCGACCAGGCCGACGCGGTCGTCGGTCTCGATGGCCTTGTCCTGCTCGGCGCGGGCCTGCTCGGCCAGCTCGCCGGTGAGGTGGAGAGGTTCACCGGCGTCGTGGTGGTGCAGTGCTTCGGCCCATACCTGGGCGACGTCGCCGGCCCCCAGGTTCCAGGATCGTTTGTCGGCGTCGCCGCTGATCGGTACGGGCCAGAAACGCCGGTTGCCGGTGACGTCGCGCAAGAAGCCGTTTTCGGCGTTGGTGGAGCCGACGATGACGCACTGCCTGGGGTGCGACTCCACCGTCCGGGCGTAGGCGGCGCGGTACTTGTCGTCGGTGCGGGACAGGAAGCCCTTGACGGTTTCGACTTCCATCTTCCGCATGCCCGCGAGTTCGCCGAGTTCGAGGATCCAGTAGCCCTGGAGTTTTTCGGCGCCGGTCTTGTCGCGCATGTCGGTCAGGGTCAGGGCGTCGGAGAACCACGCCCCCGCCAACTTCGCGAACAGGGTGGACTTGCCGGTGCCCTGGGGGCCGTTGAGGATCAGCACCGTGTCGAACTTGCAGCCTGGGTGTTTGACCCTGCGGATGGCGGCGACCAGGGTTTTGCGGGTCACCGCGCGGACGTACTCGGTGTCGGGTGCGCCGAGGTAGTCGACGAACAACGTGTCGACCCGCGGCGTCCCGTCCCATTCGGGCAGTCCGGCGAGGTACTCGAGCACCGGGTGGTAGGCCCGCTCCCCTGCTGCAATCGCCAGGGCCTCGGCGGTCTTCGTTGACGAGTACAGGTTGTATCGCTGCTCGATGTAGAGCTTGAGCTGTGCGATGTCGGTGTCGGCCCACCCGTCCTTGATCTGCCGCCAGGGCAGTTGGTCGGGGTCGCGGACGTCGATGGATTCGGCAAGCCGGTTGTACCGGACCTCCGCCAGCTTGGGGTCGTTGCGCAGGATCGCGACGAGGTTGTCGAGGCTGTCGACGTACGCCCCCGACCTGTTGGTCTCGAGGTCTTCCATCCAGTCGACCGCTTTGGCGACGTCGTCGGGTGCGGGGGCGTCGCCGAACTCTTCCGCGGCGGCGGTGACCCGCTCGGTGGCCAGCAGTCGGGCGACCTGCTTGTCGGCCTGCGCGAGGTCGGTCATCGCCCGGTACGACGGCAGCTTGTGGGTCGGTGTGCCGGCCTTGGCGTCTTCGTCCCAGGTGCCGTAGCGGTGGATGCGGACGAGGTCGAAGGCGTTGAGGAGTTGTCCGCCGGCGGGGTCGGTGCCGTGGTGGGAGTAGGCGAAGCGGTCGTCGTAGGTCTGGACGCCGGCGGTGGATTCGCCGGCGATGAAGGTGAAGCGGCCGCCGGTGGTGGGTTCGTAGACTTCGGGGAGGAAGGTGGTGATGGCGGTGGCGATGGGGTAGGTGCGGCAGAATGCGCCGACGAGGCCGGGCTTGTCGAGGGGGTCGGCTTGCTTGTCGGCCCGGGATCGCAGCGCCTCGGTCTGGCGGGAGCTGGTGGGCCAGGTGCTGATGTCGCGCCAGTCGTCGTAGCGGGCGAGCTGGGCGTCGGGGTCGAGCCAGGGGCCCTCGTGCTCGCGGTAGACGTATTCGCCGTCGATGGGCCGGGAGGGCCAGTACATCAGGCGGTGCGGTTCGTAGGTCGAGTCGTCGCAGTAGTCGATGCCGATGTCGGCGGCGATACGGCGGGCGACGGCGGCGTACTCCTCGGCGTCGGTGTCGCGGCCCAGCGGCACGATCAGGCGCAGCCGCGGCGCCTCCGGGGTGTGGGAGTGCGTGGAGTAGACGGCCCATTCGCAGGGAAGGAGCCGGGGTAGTTCGTCGACCAGCCCGACGGGCGGGGTGTCGAGGTCGAGGGCGAGGATGGAGCGGCCGAGGACGTTGCCGTTGCGGCGGCGTCCGTTGGCGAGGTGGCCGCCGACGAAGCCGCCGACGTCCTTGATGTCGCCCTGCTTGGCCTTGGGCATCGCGTGGTACTGGGCGACGGTGGTGTGGCTGATGACGGGGTCGCGCAGGTGGTTGCGCAGGGTGTCCCAGTCGATGATCGCGTTTTCCCACAGTGCGGTGAGACGCGATGGGGCGGTGGCGATTTTGAGCTCGCGACTCATGCGTTTTCCTCCTTCATAAATGCGATCCAGTGGGTCTTGCTCGCGCGTCCGGAGCGGTGCCCATACAGGGGCTTGGCGTCGGTCAGTGCCAGCACCTCGCCGACGGGGATCTGGTCCTCGTTCCACTTGAAGATCAGCGTCCCGCCGGGGCGGAGTACGCGGAAGCATTCGGCGAACCCGGCGGCGAGGTCGTCGCGCCACGTGGGGAAAAGGGCGCCGTACTTCACGCGGGTCCACGAGGTTTCGCCGAGGCGCTTGAGGTGTGGCGGGTCGAAGACGACGTGGAAGAACTGCTCGTCGGGGAACGGCAGGTTCCGGAAGTCGGCCTGGACGTCGGGGCGGACGGTGACGGTGCGTCCGTCGCAGACCTCCGCGGACTCGACGCGTTCGTCGACGAACAGCGCGCGGGCGTCGTCCGGGTCGAACCACATCATGCGGCTGCCGGCGGTCACGTCGAGAACGGGTGGCATGCTCTAGTCGTCCTTTCGGTAGGTGGTGCAGTCGTAGCCGTCGGCGGCCAGCGGCAGCCCCTCCGCCCACGCCGGCGCCTGGGCCATCAGGACGCTGATCTCCTCGACGGTGGTTTCGGGTGGGGCTTCGACGACGATCTCGTCGTGAACGTGGAAAACGATGCGGTGGCCGGCGTCAGCGACCACGCCGAGGGCGTGAGCCAGGAGGTCGCGGGCGACGGCCTGGGTGATGTTCTCGGTGAGCTTCCCGCCGTAGGTCTCCTCGGTCTGGAATTTCCGGTTCATGCCGATGCCCTTGAAGGTGACGCTGGGCTTGCCGAACCGGTTGGTGCCCAACCGGGCGCCGGGGTAGACCAGCGTGCGGCCGGACGGCAGGGTGATGGTCAGCGCCCCGGAGCGCATGCGCA